TAATATCAGCAACTAGATGGATTGATAGTTTTGTATTTTATGGAGATAGATGTGATGATGGTCAGGCACTTAAGTTTCCAAGAAATAATTATCAAGTAGATGGTGTTGAGTTGGCTTGTTCTACAATTCCGTTAAATATTAAATATGCACAGTATGAATTAGCTAGAGCTTTGGCAAATGATACTGATGCAATTACTGGTACAACTGGTAAAGATGGTAATTTTTCTGAAGTAAAACTAGGAGACATACAGGTTAAATACAATACTGATAGTCAAGGAACTGGAGCTATAAATAATATTATGGATGTTTATCCTTGGTTACAAAGTTATCTTGGAGCGTATATGCTTGGTGGAGCAGGTGCTTTTCAAATGAGGGTAGTTAGAGGATAATGGCAGGTCAATTAGATTCATTATTAAAAAGTGTAGCTAAACAGGTTGTTGCTGATTTAGGTAGTTCTTTAGATTCAACTATTGTTTATACAAAGAAAGGAACTGCTATGTATAACATAGAGAAAGGAGAAAATATTACTGTTGATACAACTTATTCAGATTTAAAAGTTCCTGTTGAGTTTGTTCAATCTACAGAAGATGATGGTAGAGAGAGAAGAGAGGCAAAGATATATATTACACCTGATTTGATTGGAGATAATCAACCTAGTTTTGATGATGAAGTTACATTAACTTATGCTGGATCTACAAGAGTAGGACAGATAGTTAATATAGATACAAGGCAAGGTGGACAGACTTATCTGTTTACATTATTGGTGAGGTTCTGATGGCTAGAGCTAAAGGTATTGAAAATATAGAAAGAGATCTTACTGGCAACTTAGAACGTGATTTAAATACTTTGGTTCGTGCTGTATTAACTGATTTATCTACAAAAGAATATAGTCCTGTTGATACTGGATTTTTTGTTTCTAGTTGGACAGCTGGTACGCAAAGACCCAGACCTGACGAAGCTAGAGAATCAGTTGCACCTTGGAGTAATATAAAACCTCGAAGAAGAGGAGATCAAAGTAATCCTCAAGCAGTAATTGAACCTAGATTTATTGATTCGATACCTAATTTTAAACCTTTTTCTAAAGTATTCATTGGTAATAGATCACAATATGCAGCTAGAGCTTTAGCTTCTCCTAATAGTCAAATACCTCAATATGTTCAAGGTAAATTAAGACGACTTATAAATACAGTATTTACTGAAAAACCAAAACTTGGTATTGCTGCTTTTGGTACGGGTGTTAGAGGTAAATCTGATAATGTTAGGTTTAAAGGAAAAGGTATTGGTGGATTTAGTGATCCTAGTTCTGTATTCGTTGATTACGAAACCCCATGACTTTAGTTAACACACGAGCAGCTTTTGAAAAAGCAGTTACCGATGCAGTTGCAGATGTTGATCCAACTGTAGAAATGATTTATGACAATATGGTTTATAAGACTCCTGGTAAAACTAAAAAATATATTGTTATGTCAATAGATTTTGCACAAGCTACAACACAAACTCAAGGTGCATCACAGGATTTTTACTCTGGTGTAATTCAATGTAATATTTATGTTCCAAGAGGAAAAGGTACTGCCACTTTATCTTCTTTAGGTGAAGCCGTTATTGATGGACTTACTTCTGTTAACGCTTCTGATTATACAGATTCTTTTAGTTGTGATCCTAGAGTGCTTGATGTTGTCGGCCCTGCTCCTATTGTTTTAGATGACTCTTCACACTTTCTTGGCTTAATATCTTGCCAATTTACCGCTAACGCTTAGTATACTAAAGTAAGTATACTAATTTTATGACTAGAGCAGTTGATCTTTTAAAAAACAAGTTTGGAGTTTCTCAACTTTATAAACATGATGTGAAACAAGATGATGAAATTATTTTGACTATTTATTGGCATCCACTAACTATTGCTGAAAGAGAATCGATAATAAAAAAAAGTGGTTCTGATGATTTAAATGATTATGCATTACTAATGATGATAGAAAAAGCATTAGATAAAGATGGAAAAAAATTATTTGTTGACGGAGATAAGGCTTCATTAAGAAGAGAGATTCAGTCATCTGTTCTTGAAGAAATACAATTAGCAATGGTTAACGCTGGTGCTGATAAGGAGGTTAAAGAGGCTAAAGCCGATTTGAAAAGCTAATAAGGATTGGCAGTTCTTATTTTCTTTAGCAAAGACATTACATAAAACTGTAGCTGAGTTATGTCAAACTCTTACTATTGAAGAGATGATAGGTTGGGCTGCTTTTGCAGAGCTTGAAAGTGAAGAACATGAAAAACAAAAAGAACAAGCACAAAGATCTAGTGCTTTAAGAGGTAAAAAGAGGTAATATAGAGAAAATGTTTTAATTTTTATAGCAAGTGGCTAATTATAACGTAGATATTGCTGTAGCCATAAAAAATGCAAGAGCATTAAAAACACTTAATAAAGATATAAAAGCTACTTCAAAAATTATTGATGATACCAATGCAAAATTAAGACAAAGTGCAAATGCTTATGAAGCAAACTTTAATAGATTAAATAGCTCTGTACGAGAAGCACGAAAAAATTTAAATGAAGCAGCTATAGGAACTAATGCTTTTAGAAAAGCTGGTGAAGAGTTGTTAAGAGCACAAAACCAATTAAATACTGCTTTAAAAGAAGAAGCTCGAATTCTAAAAGAGATCGAAACTAGAAGATTTGGTGTTGCTCAATCCTCAAGTAGTAATCGTGTTAGAAGAAATGTTGCGGAAAGTTCAAAAAATAGAATTGATCCAAAATTTAAGTCTTTATCTTTATCAGGTCAGAGTGTTCCAGTTGAAGGAAAGATCGAAAGAACTTTAGCTTTAAGAAGAGATGAAATCAAATTACAAGAAGCATTATTAGCTTTAGAATTAAAATCAGCAGCTACAGAAAATGCAAAATTACAAATAAGAGGAGAATTAAATCGTCAAACCGCAACAGCAGTTAATAATGCAAGGTTTATAGGTCAATCAAGTCCTTTAACATCTGCTGTTTCTCGTGGATATAGTAGTCCAATCGGTCCAATGCCTATGCCACCAATGCAAGGCCCAATACTTCCTTCGGCTGCTGCATCTATGAGAAGAGAACAAGCACGAGCATTTCCAAAAGAACGTGGTGACTTTGGTTTTGGTTTAGCTGGAGATCCTATTGCTAAATCTATTAGACGTAATAAAGAAAAACAATTTAGAGATCTTTTAAGAGAAAAGAAAGCTAATAAAGAGATAAGAGATATAAAAGCTAGACAACTTAGGTTAGAACGAGCACAAAATAGAGCATTAAAAGAACGTGTTGTAACAACTAGAACACTTGCAAAAACAAGTCAATCTACTGGTGGAGGTATGAGAGGTGGAGGTTTATTTAGAGGTGGAGCTAGAGGTGCTTTAAGTAATGCAATGATTGGTGGAGGTTTTCCTCTGTTATTTGGTCAAGGTGTTTTAGGTGCTGCTGGTGGTGGTATCGGTGGTGCTTTGGGTGGAGCAATAGGTGGTGGTTTTGGTTTTTCTTTATCCATTGTTGGTACTGCTATAGCTCAAAGAATACAAGAAGCTATTGATTTCAGAAAAGAAATTGAAAAAGTAAATGTAGCTATTGAAAAAACAGGTGGAACTTCACGTTTAACTGCTACTGATATTTCTTTTTTAGCAAAAAATATGAATGTTACAAAAGAAGAAGCATTACAAGCTGCTAATGCATTTGCTGCTTTTGGTGCTCAATCTTCTTTAGCTTTGGCAGAGACATTTAGAGATAGATCAACATTTAACTTATACGCAAATTTAAATAAAGACGCACAAACATTTATAACAACAGTAGATACTTTATTTCAGAAAAATGAGTTAGGTATTAAACAAGCAAAACAATCCTTGCAGATATTAGAAGAGAGAGGATTGAAAGAGGCTTCCATATTTGCTGAAGCTATAAATAATGAAAAAAAAATAAGGGAAGAATTAGAAGCAGTAAAACCTACAAAAGAAGATGTAGCAAACGCAAGAGCATTAACTTTAGCAATATTCGACCCAGAAACACTTACATATACAAAAGAATTTATGATGATGAGTGAAGAAGCACAAAAAGCTACACTCAAACTAACTACTGCTGAAGGGCAGTTAGAAAATAGACTTGGAACTTTAGAAGAAAGATTTCAAAAAAGATTAGAATTAGTAAAGAAAAATATTGAGGCACAAAGAGAGTTTAATGAATCTGTTAGAAGAGCATTAATTATCCAAGCACCTAAAGATGAATTACAAAGATTACTAGATCCCTTACTTCAAGTTGATGCTTTAGGTAAAAGTATTGGAGCAAGTTTTTCTGAATCATTTAAAGGTATTGTTCGTGGTTCAATGACAGCACAAGATGCACTAAGAAATCTATTTAATAGAACAGCAGATCATTTCTTGGATATGGCTGCACAAATATTAGCAGCACAAATAAGATCAGGTATTTTTGGTTTATTTAGTAGTATGTTTGGTGGCTATAGTATTACTGGTGGCAAATCAATAACAACTGCTTCGGGTACAAATATAGGAAAAGCAGGTTTTATGCCATCTATGCCTAACTTTAGAGGAGCTAAAGCAGCAGGAGGTTCAGTAAAAGGTGGAGGTAGTTATTTAGTAGGAGAACGTGGACCAGAAATGTTTACACCTGGAGTTTCTGGAATGATTACACCAAATGAAATGCTTGGTGGTTCAACAAATATTGTTGTAAATGTAGATGCTTCTGGTTCTAATGTGCAGGGAGATGAAGAGCAGGGCAAAGAGCTTGGTCGTCTTATCTCAGTTGCAGTACAATCTGAAATAATACAACAACAAAGGCCAGGAGGATTACTTGCATAATGGCTACGTTTCCCTCAATAAAACCTAAATATGGACAACAGAAAAGGTCTGCACCATTAACTCGTATAGTTCGTTTTGCTGATGGTTATGAACATCGTATAACTTTTGGCCTTGCACAACATCAAAATCCAAAAATATTTAATTTTACTTATGACGTATCAGAAACAGAGGCAGATCAGATAGAAACATTTTTAGATGCTAGAGCAAACGATAATACTAGCTTTGATGTTCCTGTTGATTATTTACCCGGCGAAGATTCTACTAAATTTAAGTTTGTTTGTGAAAAGTGGAGCAAGTCAATACCTTTTAAAAATAGAGCTACTATTCAAGCAACCTTTAGACAAGTATTTGAACCACAATAATGTCAGTAAACTCAGCAGTATTTAGTAATTTACAATCAATAAATCCTTCAGCAGTTATTGAGTTATTTACTTTGCAATTATCTACTGCTTTACATGGTGCAAATACAATTTATAGGTTTCATGCTGGTAGTAATTTAAATGCTAACGGAAAAATAGTATGGGCTGGTAATGAATACCTTAGATTTCCAATACAAGCATCAGGTTTTGCTTTTCAACGTGGACAGTTACCTAGACCAAAAATAATTATTAGTAATGCTACAGGCTTGATTTCATCAATACTTTTGACGGTTAATGAAACTACAACTGGTAATGACTTAACAGGAGCTACAGTAACAAGAATAAGAACATTAGCTAAATTTTTAGATGCTGTAAATTTTGCTGATGGAACAAATGCAACTGCTGATCCTAGTGCTGAGTTTCCGCAAGAAATATATGCGATAGATAGAAAATCAGCAGAAAACAGAGAAACTGTTGAATTTGAACTTGCTGCACCTACAGATTTAGCAGGTGTAAGGATACCCAAGCGTCAATGCACTAGGTCTGTATTTCCTTCTATTGGTACATTTGTAGGATGACTTGGAAATATAAAGCATTACTTCATGCACAAAGAGAAGATCCAAAAGAATCTTGTGGACTTTTGTTAAATGTAAAAGGTAAAGAAAGATATTATCCTTGTCGTAATCTTTCAATGACAGAACATCAATGTTTTATTATTGATCCAGAAGATTATATAAAAGCAGACAACATAGGAGAGATAGTGGGTGTAGTTCATAGTCACCCAATAACACCTCCTGATCCTAGTCAAGCAGATAAGATCAGTTGTGAAGATAGTAATTTACCGTGGTATATTGTTAATCCAAAGACAGAACAATGGGCTTATCTAGAGCCATGTGGATACAAGCCACCATTATTAGGTCGTCAGTGGGTTTGGGGTATTACAGATTGTTGGAGTTTAGTTAGAGATTGGTATAAAGAAGAAAAAAATATTGAACTTAGAGATTGGAAAAGACCGACAACATTAGAAGAGTTTAATAATAAACCTTTGTTTGAAGCTTGTGCTTGGCGAACTAATTTTAGAGAACTTAGACCAGAAGAAAAATTACAAGATGGTGATGTGCTGCTTATGAGTATTTTGTGTCCAACTTTAAATCATGTAGCATTATTTTTTGAAGGAGATGTTATTCACCATTTAACCGATAGACTATCTTGTAGAGAGCCTTACTCTGAATGGTTGTTAAAATGTACAGGAAAGAGGTATCGCTATGCTTCGTAAATTAAAATTATATGGAGAGTTAGCAGAATTTATCGGACATAAAGAGTTCGAGATAAAGGTTCATAATGTTTCACAGGCAGTAAGTTTTTTAATACATAATTTTCCAGAAATAGAATCTTATATGAATCCAAAATATTATCAAGTAAAAATTGGTAGTTATGACATTGATGAAAGTGAATTAGGATACCCTATAGGACAAGAAGATATACATTTTATTCCAGTTATTAGTGGTGCTGGTAGAGGTATTGGAAAGATATTATTAGGTGCTGCATTAATAGGTGCTGCATTTTTCGTTCCACAAGGTTTAGCTTTATCTAAAGGAATAGGAACAGGGTTTGGATTTGCAAAGGCAGGTGCATTAGCTAAAGGTTTAGTATATGTTGGTGCTTCTTTAGTCTTGCAAGGGGTTTCTGATTTATTATTTCCATTACCAGAACCACAAAAGTTTAGTTCAGAGGAAGATCCACAACTATCTTTTAATTTTAGTGGAGTGCAAAATACATCAAGAGCAGGTACTCCCGTTCCGATAGTTTATGGTGAAATAATTACAGGAAGTGTTGTAATAAGTGCAGCGATTGACACTAATCAGGTAGAAGCATGACAGACGAAACTAAGATTATTAAAGGTGCAGGCGGTGGGCCTCCTCCTCCTCCTCCTCCTCCCTATCGTGCTCCTGATACTTTACATAGTAGAAGTTTTGCTACTGTTCAAGACTTAATATCTGAAGGTGAAATAGAGGGTTTTGCTAGTGCATCAAAAGCACAGCTTAGTAAAGGATCAACTAATTATAATAATGCAAGTTTAAAAGATGTCTTTCTTGACGATACTCCAATATTAAAAGCAACTGCTTCAAATAGTAGTCCTGCTAGTAATGATTTTAATTTTCAAGATGTAACCTTTAAATCTAAGTTTGGAACGTCAAACCAAACTGCGATGAGTGGTATTCCTGCTGAAAGCAGATCACCTACTGGTGTTGGAGTTACTGTAACTACTTCTAGCCCTGTAACAAGACAAATTTCAAATACTGATGTTGATGCTGTAATTGTCACTTTAACTTGGCCTCAAATTCAAAAGTTTGAAGATGATGGCGATGTACGAGGTATGACGGTTGAATATAAAATACAAATTCAACACGATTCTGGTGGTTTTGTTGATAAAGTAAGCAGTTCAGTTAGTGGTAGAACTGCTGATGCTTACGCTAGAGATCACAGAATAGAATTAACAAGTGGATTTACAACTGTAGATGTACGAGTTGTTCGTGTTACAGCAGATAGCACAAATCCACAACAAGTAAATGCTTTTGAATTTACCAGCTTTCAAGAAGTTATAGATAATAACTCAACTTATGCTAATAGTGCTTATGTAGCTCTTCGTCTAGATAGTAAACAGTTCAATCGTATTCCTACAAGAAAATACAGAATTAGAGGAATAAAAGTAAGAATACCAGGAGCAGGGGCATCTAACTCTGGCACTCCTACTGTTGATATTCAAACTGGAAGAATACAATATCCATCTGGCTACATATTTAATGGAGTCATGGGAGCAGCAACATATACAAATTGTCCAGCCATGTGCTTGCTTGATCTTCTCACAAACACGAGGTACGGTCTAGGAGATCACGTTACTGACAGTAATTTAGATTTATTTAGTTTTGTAGCTGCTAGTAAGTATGCTAATGAGTTAGTAGATGATGGCACAGGATCAGGTACACAAGAAGCTAGATTTAGTTGTAATGTAAATATTCAAAGTCCAAAAGAAGCATTTGCAGCCATAAATGATTTAGCTGGTGTTATGAGATGTATGCCTATCTGGTCTGCTGGATCTATAACCATATCTCAGGATAAGCCTTTATCAGCAAGTTATTTATTTAATTTAGCCAATGTAGGACAAGAAGGATTTACCTATCAAGGTAGCAGTTTAAAACAACGTCATTCTGTTGTTTCTGTTAGCTATTTTAATATGGATTCAAAAGAAGTTGATTTTGAAGTAGTAGAAGATGCAACAGCAATATCAAAACTAGGAACGATAGTGAAACAGGTAAAAGCATTTGCTTGTACTTCTCGTAATCAAGCTGCAAGATTAGGTCGTGCAATACTTTTTGCTGAACAAAATGAAAGTGAAACAGTTACATTTTCAACTTCAATAGATGCAGGAGTTGTAGTAAGACCTGGTTCTGTTATTGCAATAAACGATCCAGTAAGAGCAGGAGCTAGAAGAGGTGGTCGTGTAGTATCTGCAACTACTACTGAAATAACTATTGATGCTGCTGCACAAACAACCTTACCCGATCCAAACGATAATCCAACTATCAGCGTTATCTTAGGCGATGGAACAGTTGAAGTAGGTGCTATTTCCAATATGGCTGGTGCAATTATTACTGTTAATAATGTTACAAAACCAGATGGAACAACTGCTTCTGCATTTTCATCAGTACCATTGGCAAACTCTCCATATCTTATATCAAGCACCACATTACAGACTCAGTTGTTTAGAGTGATTCAAGTAGAAGAACAAGATGATGTTAACTATGTAATTACAGCTTTATCGTATGTTCCAGGTAAATATAATTTTATTGAAAATGGAACTGCTTTACCTGTAAGAACTATATCCATATTAAACCAACCAGCTAGTCCTCCAAATGCTCTAACAGTTACAGAAAAAACAGTTGTAATAAACAGCATTGCAAGAAGTAAATTAATTATTGATTGGCAGCCAGTACAAGGAGTTACTCAATATCTTGTTAACTACAAAATAGAAAATGGTAACTATGTTTCCCAAATTGTATTTAGTAGTGACTTTGAGATTTTAGATACAGTAAAAGGTACTTATGAGATTCAAGTATTTTCTTATAATGCAAGTTTAGAATTATCTTCTCAATTTACAAGCACGACTTTTGTTGCAGAAGGTAAAACTGCCTTACCAGAGAATGTTACCAACCTAACAATAGAGCCTATAAATGAACAGTTTGTCAGACTTAGTTTTAATCAAGCACTTGCAATAGACGTTTTACACGGTGGTCGAGTTTATGTCAGACACTCAAATCTTGCACTAGGTTCTGCAAATTTTCAGGCTTCACAAGATGTAATTGAGGCTGTAGCTGGTAACTCAACTGATGTTATAGCTCCTGCTCTACCTGGCACATATCTCTTAAAGTTCCAAGATGACGGAGGTAGATTTAGTCCAACAGAAGCAAAAGTATCTTTATCTCTTGTTGATATTCTTGACTCTATAACTGTAAAAACTGATAGAGAAGATACAGATGGAACACCCTTCAACGGAACCAAATCTAACGTACAGTATGACGGTTCCAAAGGTGGCCTAGTCCTTACCAACCCAAGTGCAAATGCCACTGGAACGTATGACTTTGTAGATACTCTTGATCTTGGAGGTACATTCTCACTTGTCTTAAAGAGACATTTTAGTGGAGAAGGTTTTTATACAAGTGACTTATTCGATAACAGAACTGAGTTGATAGATACATGGACAGACTTTGATGGAGCAACTGCTAATGATGCAAACGCAAAAATAGCTGTACGAACTTCTACTGATATGAGTTCATATACAGATTTCAATGACTTCGCTAACGGAACATTTAAAGGCAGAGGATTTCAATTCAGAATTACTCTCAATACAAATGATGTTGCACAAAATATGAATTTACAGCAAGCAGGATATACAGCATCTATGCCGTCTAGAACAGAACAATCTACTGTTATTGCATCAGGAGCAGGAGCTAAAGCAGTAACATTTACAGCACCATTCTTTGTTGGAACGTCTGCACTAGGCAATCTAAATAACTTCTTACCTTCTGTTAATATCTCTCCACAAAACATGGCAACAGGAGATTATTTTGAACTCAGTAGTATATCTGGAACTGGCTTTACAGTTCACTTTAAAAACTCAAGTGATGCTAGTATTGATAGGAACTTTACCTACAGTGCTGTTGGTTTCGGCAAAGGAGGTTAACATGGAGGAAAATAGTATTTAACTGTGGCTGACGTTACAAACTACACAATCGAAAATGCTTCTGGGGCGAATGTAAGAATCGACCTTAACAATGTTTTTGCTGCGATCCAATCAAATAATTCTAAATCTTCTGATCTAGCTACAAGTCAATGCGTAGCTGGCATGACTTTTTTAAATACAACTTCAAATATTTTAAAAATAAGAAATTCTAGTAACAATGGTTTTACAGAAATAGGAAGTATAAATAGCGATAATTTAGGTTTGTTGCCTAGAGCAGGTGGCACAATGACAGGAGTTTTAAAAATTGATGACTCCAATAGTGCCTCTACTCCTGCATTAAGTTTTGACACAGATCCAGACACAGGATTATTCAGAAAAGCTGCTAATAAAATTGGTTTAAGCACGGGTGGTGTAGAGCAAATGTTTTTTGATTCTGATGGCATCACTTTGCAACTACAAAATAATCTTAGATTTGCTGATGCTGATAGCTCACATTACATAGGTTTATCCGCACCAGGTACTATTTCTAGTAGTTTTACCTTGACCTTACCTGCCACAGATACACCAGTTGCAGGGTACGCTTTAGTTTCTAATGGATCGGGAACATTAAGTTGGGGTGTAGCTGGTGGTGCTAGTCAAGGAATATTTTGGGAAAATAATCAAACAGTTACAAGTAACTATACAATCACAAATGGTAAAAATGCTGGCAGCTTTGGTCCAATTACTATACAATCAGGAGTAACAGTTACCGTTGGATCTGGTGAAACTTGGACAGTTGTTTAAATTATGAGCCAAATAAAAGTTGACAGTATAATTCCAAGAGGCGGTCTACCTTCTGGTGCTAGTGGTGGAATTATTCAAATAAAACAAGCAATAAGGACAAGCGTATTTTCACAATCACTTGGTCAAGGTGTAGAGTCCGACATACTTGTGCCTGTAACAATAACCCCACAAAGTTCTAGCAGCAAAATACTTTTTATGGTTACGGCAGAAATGGGTTTAAATACAACACATGGTAGAAATTTCACTATGAAAAGGGGCAGTACGTCAATTTGTATTGGTGATGCTGATGGTAGTAGAAGTAGAAGAACAAGCGGTAGCTCATCAACAAATAGTTCATCACCAAGTCCAATAGTAATGACATTTTTAGATTCGCCAAATACAACGTCAACTTTAACTTATGGTTTTACAATAGGCCATAATGAAAATGGAACGCTTACTGCATACTTAAACAGAACTGACGGTGACAGTAATTCAAGTCACTTAGGTAGGTACGCTTCTTGTTGCACAGTTATGGAGGTTTCAACATAATGGGTTACGACCACGCAGCTATAAGAAAAGCTTACCCAGACGTTTTTGCCAAATCTGGTGCAAAAATTGATGATGATTCTGGTGTTTTTGATTCAACAGGTAATCCTGTAACTATTGACCAAACAAAGGTTGATGCAGCTAGGGCTGCATTAGATAATTTAGAATACCAACAAAAAAGACAATATTACGGTGAACCTAAATATGCAGATTGGAGGGAGCAGTTAAGTATGTTGTATGACGATATGCTTGCTGGTAAACTAGATACAACTGGAACGTGGGCCACCCACATAAAAGCAGTTAAAGACGCAAATCCCAAACCATGAGTACTTTACAAGTCGGTACAATTAAAAGTACATCTTCCGCAGCACCAGTATTTCAAAACAGTTCGGGTGTTGAAAAAGGAATGATAGCCCTTGCTTGGGCGAATGTAAACGGAGAAGGAGTGGCTTCTATTAGAGCAAGTTTTAACTATTCAAGTGTTACCGATCAGGGAACTGGAAAATATACTATGGCTTTTACAAATAGTATGCCAGATGGTAATTATGCTCTTATCATGGGAGTCGGTGATATTAATGACTCAAATAGAACAGTAGCTAGTTTTTCAAATACTTTAGCAACATCAGGTTATACCATAGAAACTAAGTATTATAGTAATGACCACAGAGATTGTGGTGGCGGTTACTTTGCTGTTTTTAGATAACTATGTCAACAATTAAAGTCGGTACAATTCAAGATACAAGCGGAGGTAATAGTATTACCCCATCGCAACTATCAGATGGTATAGCTAAAGCTGCCGTTGAATTTACAGCAGCAGGTTCTACGAGTATCGTTACTAGCTATAACGTCAGCAGTGTTACTCATAGGTCAAATGGAAATTACACAGTTAGCTTTTCTACTTCTTTTGCTGACACAAATTACATTTCAGTTGGAACGTCAGGTATTAACAGAGATACCTATTCAGACGGATTAGACGATATTGATAACACTCCTTTTATTCTAAATAAAAATGTTGCCTATGTTTATGTCGGAACAGCAGATATGGACGATGGTCAAGCGGACGACCAACCTAGGGTGTGTGTTGTCGTATTTAGACCTTAAGGTACAATAAAAAGAAAAACTTATGGCTAATTCAGATAAAAGAATTGTGTACACAGATGATGAAGGAAATTTGTGTATTGTATGTCCAGCAGATAATTGTCCTTTAACTGTTGAGCAAATACAAGCTAAAGATGTGCCATTGGGTAAAACATCTTATATTATAGAGAAAACTGCTCTTCCTACAGATACATCATTTAGGAACGCTTGGACTTACACACCTTAAAATTATGGGATTCGGTATAGACATGGCGAAAGCCAGAGAAATTCACAAAAATAAAATTAGAGTTGCAAGAAAGCCTTTGCTTGAAGCTCTTGACATTGAATTTCAAAAAGCACAAGAAACTGGTGCATCAACAACAGATATTGTTACTAAAAAACAGGCATTAAGAGATGCTCCTGCTGATTCTGGTATAGCTGCTGCTAGTGACGCTGATGCTCTTAAAGCACAATGGAAAACTGATATACTAGGCACATCTCCATACAGCTAATGGCAATCACCCCTGGAACGTACAATATGACCGTTCAAAGAAGGTCAGATCATAATTTCCAGCTTGTCTTTAAAGATTCAAATAATGCTGCAATAGATTTAACAGGATATACTGTGGAAGCACAGGTTTGGGAAGAAACTCGTACCACAAAATATGCTGACTTTGGGGTTACATATACAAATAGAGCTACTGGAATAATTGATTTAGCACTTACAGATACGCAAACTGCTACTTTCTCCCCAGAACTTTTAAAATATGATGTATTACTTACAGATACGAATGGGTTAAAACAATACTATTTAGAAGGTAATATATTTATGAGTGAGGGCTACACTGCATGACTTCAGTAAACATCACCACCACAAAAAATACTGTTACAGTAAATGAGGGCGAGAGCACTGTTGTAACAGTAGCAACCCGTGGACCTGCTGGACCAAAGGGTATTGAGTTAGATGAAACAGCTAAAGTTGATGGCTCTGTTGTTTACTATGACTCAAGTTCTGCTAAATTTAAAGCAGATGCAACTACTACCAAACTTACACTTGTCGATGGGGGCAACTTTTAACAATGGCTAACACAGTACGAATAAAACGATCCACAGGATCATCAGCACCTACAAGTCTTGCAAATGCTGAGTTAGCTTTTGCTGAAGGCAGTAAAAAACTCTTTATTGGTATTGGAACGGGTGGAGCAGGAGGTTCTGCAACAAGTATTGAAGCTATTGGTGGTTCTGGTAGTTTTGCTGATTTGTTTACAAGTAGAACACAAAATACATTTTTAGCTGCACCAAGTGGTAGTAACGGTGCTGCTACATTCCGTTCAATTACAGCCTCAGACGTACCTTCGCTTCAGCATACGAAAATCTCTGACTTTGATACAGGTGTAAGAACTAATAGATTAGATCAAATGGCTGCACCAACAGGTTCAGTTTCATTAAATAGTCAGACAATAACTAACCTAGCTGACCCTGTAAATACACAAGATGCAGCGACACGTGGTTTCGTTGAGGCTACTGCACAAGGATTAGACGTTAAAGATTCATGTAAAGCAGCAACAACTGGAAACATAACAATATCTACTGCGTTAAATAATGGAGACACATTAGATGGTGTTACTCTTGCTACTAATGACAGAGTATTGGTCAAAGACCAAAGTACTTCAAGCGAGAACGGTATCTACGTAGTCGGGTCGTCACCAGCTAGAGCAGATGATTTAGCTGCTGGTTCAGATGCAGCAGGAATGTTCACTTTCGTAGAACAGGGAACTGTTAATGCGGATAACGGCTTCGTCTGTACTAGCAACAAAGGTTCAGCAGTTACAGGTACAAATAATCTAACTTTTGCACAATTCTCTGGTGCTGGTCAGATTACACCTGGTGATGGTCTTGATAAGTCAGGAAACACTCTTTCTGTAGACCTTAAGGCTAACGGTGGACTTGTTATCGAGTCTACTGAAATTGCTGTTGATCTTGGTGCTAGTTCTATAACAGGAACTTTAGCTGTAGGTGACGGGGGCACAGGAGCTACTTCTGCCTCAAATGCAAGGTCAAATCTTGGTCTTGTGATTGGCACAGATGTTGAACCACACTCGGATAAGCTTACAGAGCTTGCCACGATGGGTCAGACAACAGCTAACTCTTTAGCTGATCTTAGTGCTACTGAAGTACAGATATTAGACGGAGCTACATTAACTACTGCTGAGTTGAATATTTTAGATGGAGTTACATCTACCACAGCAGAAATTAATGTTCTTGACGGTATTACATCTACAACCACTGAATTAAACATTGTTGATGGAAATACATCTGCCACTTCAACAACACTCGCCACAGCAGATCGTATGGTTATAAATGATAATGGAACGATGAAACAGGTTGCATTGTCCGACCTGGTTACATTTTTAGAAGATGAATCGACAAGTGGGTTCGATATAGATGGGGGTAGCTATTAGAAACTAATCATTAGGAGGTAAGCCAATGTCTAACACAATTAAACTTAAAAGAGGAAGTGGTAGCGATCCAAGTGCTTCTGATTTAGTTGTAGGCGAATTAGCGATAAGAACAGATTTAGGAAAAATATTTACTAAAAAAGATAATGGAAACGTAGCAGAAATATCAGGTGGTGGCGGTATTGATGACGGAGACAAGGGAGATATAACAGTTAGCAATAGTGGCGATACATGGACTATTGATAATGGAGTTGTTAATGGTCCTAAAATAGCTAGTGGCTCTATAAGCAATGCAAAATTAGCTACTGCTAGTGTTTCTTCCACCAATATTATTGACGGAACTATCGTAAATGCTGATATAAACGCAAGTGCAGCTATAAATGTCAGTAAGCTATCAGGTGTAATGCCATCAGGTGGTGGTATTTTTACAGGAGATGTTACTTTTGATGGTGAAACTGCTGGAAGAGATATAGTTTTTGACAGGTCAGACAATGCCCTTGAATTTGCTGACAATGCTCAAGCTAAATTTGGATCAAGTCGTTTAAGTATTCGATTCAATGGTAGTGAATCAATTATAGAAGATAGTAGTGACTTATATATATTGGGAGATCCAATACAACTTCGTAGACCAAATGGTGACAAGTATGTGCAATGTATTGCTAGTAACGCTGTAAAACTTTTTTTTAATGGGAACGAAAAATTTGCAACTACAAATACAGGCATTGATATTACAGGAAATATTGTTGTATCAGGAACAGTAGACGGAGTTGATATTGCTGCAAGAAATACATTATTTGGTGGATTGACTTCTAGCTCTGGTGTATTAACTAACGGAGTAACAGCAACGACCCAATCAGCAGGAGATAACACTACTAAAGTTGCTACAACCGCATTTGTTTCTACAGCAGTATCTAATATTGTTGATTCTGCTCCTAGTGCATTAAATACTCTAAATGAACTTGCAGCAGCTTTAGGAGATGATGCAAACTTCTCAACAACTGTCACTAACTCAATAGGAACAAAAATGCCTTTGGCTGGTGGTCAGTTTACAGGTAATATTACTTTTTCTGGAAGTCAAACTGTTGATGGAAGAGATTTATCTGTAGATGGTGCAAAATTAGACACCATTGAGAGTAATGCCACCGCAGATCAGACAGCCTCAGAAATTTTAACACTTATAAAAACTGTTGATGGAGCAGGTAGTGGGCTTGATGCTGACACACTAGACGGTATAAGTTCTGCAAGTTTTGTAAGATCAGATGCTAATGATACATCTAGTGGCACTATTGCCTTTGGTGTAGGTGGTTTAGACCCAGACTCATTTTCAAGCCATAGTGGTGGTTTTGGAGGTATTAGTGATGGAAGTGGTTGGGCTGCTAGAGGTGTTTTTGTTCATGGTGGTGGTACAGGTGACGCAGCAGCAATGGCTCATAATGGAGGTGCTTTATATTTTGGTATCCAAGATGGTGCTAATGCAAACAGCATGGAGACTTGGTTACAGGTTACACCCGGCACAAGAGTTATAAATTTCTCAACTGATAATAATGCTACTAATGTTCAAATTGGCGGCAACAAGATATTCCATGCAGGGAATGACGGCTCTGGCTCTGGCCTTGATGCTGACTTACTAGATGGTGTACAAGGCTCAAGTTATGTAAGGTCAGACGCAGATGATACTTTAAATGGTCAATATACAATTTCTGATTCTGCTGATGAGAAATTAATATTAGCTGGCTCGGCCAGCCCTTACATAAGATTCCAAGAAGGCACAACTAATAAAGCCTACATTCAATGGAACTCAAGTGGGTTTTTAGAATTAGCAAACTCGGAAACTGGTGAATCTATAAGAATAGATAACGGAGTACATGGATTAAAATTTTTTGAGGGTGGTAATGTAAGGACTGTATTTCATACTGGTAACTTAGCAGAAGGTGATGGAGGATTAACTACCAATAATTTTACAGACGCAGATCATAGTAAGTTAAACGGAATTGAATCTGGAGCAACAGCAGATCAGACAGCAAGCGAAATACTTACACTTATTAAAACGGTAGACGGTGCAGGTTCTGGCCTAGACGCTGATCTATTAGATGGTACAAGTTCTGCGGATTTTTATAGAGAAGTTTCTAATGCGTCAGCAACAGTTGGCCCTGGTTGGGTTACAGTTGCAGAAAATACAAGCGGTAGAAGGCATGGTGAAATTTTTGTTAGTGACTCAGATAGTGGAGATCATGCTTTTATAAGAATTGATTGGCTGCGATCTTATAATGATAGTGTTTTTACTGTTATAAATTGTGGTGGTCATCAAAATAGAATTACAGGAGTAAGAGTTTTAAGAGATAGTGATATTACTTATGGAAATAAAAAATTACAGGTATATGTAACAGTTAGCTCTACTTACAGAGTTGCTATAAAACAGATACAAAATCAATCTAATTGGACAAGTCATACTGTTGTAACACCTGTTGTCCAGGCTTCTATTTCTGGATATTCAGTTCAAGGTTCAGCATTAGAAAGTTTAGATACTTATGCTTTTTCAAATAATCAAGGAATACAAGCAGGTTCTGGTGGTATAAAATCACTTGGAAATGTAGATATTACAGGAAATATTACTGTCTCAGGAACAGTAGATGGTCGTGACGTAGCAACAGATGGCTCAAAACTTGATGGAATTGCAGCTGGTGCGACTAATGTAACTAATACGAACCAGTTAACTAATGGAGCAGGGTTTTTAACCTCTGTCTCAAGTACTGGAAACCTAGCTAATGACGTAGTTACTTTTGGAAAAATACAGAATATATCTGCTGGAAGAATGTTAGGTAATATTACTGGTGGTGTTGGAGATATGGCTGAATTGACAGCAGCTAATGTTCGTTCTTTTATTAATGTAGAAAATGGTGCTACAGCCGATCAATCCGCTTCAGAAATTTTAACTCTTATAAAAACTGTAGATGGGGCAGGGTCAGGCTTAGATGCTGATACTGTTGATGGTATATCTTCTGGTAGCTTTTTAAGGTCTGACGCAAACGATACTGCTACAGGAACTTTAACTGTCAGAGATATTTTATTTAGTTCTAATTATCATTTACAGAGATCAAATCATCACTCAGGACATTTAGAAGGTAGTTATAACAACATAGGTGCAAACGATACAAGATCAAACCCAATTTACTCCATTGGTTCAAGCTACAACCCTGACTCAACTTCTTTAAGCAATTTTTATGGGATTGGTTATACACATACAAATGCTTCATTTATTAATTTTACAGGTGCTTCTGCTTGGGGCTTATATGTTGCTGCTGATGGAGATGCAAGAGTTTGGCTTGGAGGAAGTAATGGAGTTATAAGTTCAACAGGTCAACATTACGTTGGCTCAAATGTTGTTTGGAACGCTGGTAACGATGGTAGCGGATCAGGGCTAGATTCAGATTTATTAGATGGGGTACAAGGTTCAAGTTATTTAAGATCAGATGCAAACGATACTTGTTCTGGAGAAATTACTTTTTCTGGTGGTGCTGGTGCTATTAGTGTTGCTGCTGCTTCTGATATTCGTTTTACAGACTCTAGTAATACATGGACAGGAAGTGTACCTAAAATACAACATTATGCTAATACACTTTATATTGTTGGAGGAACAGGTGGCATAAGATTTAGAGAAGCTGGTACAGATAGATGGGATATAAATGGTGATGGTCATTTTGTACCAAGAACAGATAGCACTTATAATATTGGTTCTAATTCAATTAGAGTTGCTAATGGATATTTTGATACATTATATGGAGATGGATCAAACCTTACAGGCATATCAGCTGGTGCTACAGGTGGAGGATCTGACGAAGTATTCTATGAGAATGACCAAACTGTAACTACGAACTATACTATAACTAATGGCAAGAACGCTATGGCTGCTGGTCCTATAACAATAAACAGTGGTGTTACTGTTACTGTAGGGTCAGGCGAAACTCTTACTATCGTTTAATTATGAAAACAATTATTGAAAAACAAATTCTTGAATGGAAAGAAGAACTTAAAGTTCACAAAGAAAGATTAGAACAAGCTAAAGCTGTTACTGAACAAGAGACAAGATTTGTTGCTATGGTTGAGGGCGGGATACAGGCACAGGAGATGTTGTTGAAAAAGATCGAGTCAGCAGACCAGCCAACAGGTATAGCGGAGCTAGACCAACAATCAGAAAAAGCACCATCAAAGAAATAGGTGCTAAAGCCTTTATTAATGCTTCTTTTATCATGTTTCAAAAAATCGCTAATGTTTTGAGTATCATCTCATTTGTAATGGTAGCCTCCATGAGTGGTGGAGCGTACTTTGGTTACAAGTATGTAACTTCAGAACAATTCCAAGCAAAAATGATGAATAAAATTCTTGGTAACGTACAAGGTATGATGCCAAAAATATTAGATAATGGTTTACCTCAAATGACAGGTCCATCAATGCCGATAATAAAATGAATGAATGGAAATACCTAATATCAGTATTCCTGAAATTTATATACCAAACGTTCCAGAGCCTTATAATCCTCATTATTTACAAATAGCAAAGCCACCTGATATTAATGTTCCTGGTTGCACCTATCAACATCGTGATATAAAAAATACTGGTAATCGTAATTTATTATTAGAAGATCCAAATGGTGTATTTACAACGTGTGATTTTCCGTTTCCTAGTTTTGTACCTCTTGACTATACACCTGAGAATATGGTCATTACAGAAGAACCACTTGTTGATAATGAACCACCGCCCTTACCAGAAACAAAGCAGCCAAAAATTCCTCCACCACCTGACCCTCCCCCACCAGATTTTGCTCCTTGCCCTGGTAAAAACGATCAACGAGTAGGAGACTTTCGTAACGAAAAGAAACTGGAACGTGTTATCGGACATGAAAGAGGGCAAGATGGTAGTGAATGTATAACTCTCTATGAAACAGTTGAGTGGAAAGATCAGTACATACCTTCTGCCCCTCAGTTTGTTGGGGTATTTAGTTTGGCTTTGGTTGGTGCATCTGCTCCCCTTGTTTTACAACTTGTACGACCAATCGTTAAACAAGTCGTGACAAAGTTGACCAAAAAGAAAAAAGACAAGTAAAATAGTAATTCGTAGATGAGTTTAATACCCGTGACTTATCTACTGTAATTTGTGGGTATGTGGAATAACTTGATTAGGGGGAATGTTAACAATAATATCTTCACAGGTAACAGCACTAGGAGTATTAGGTTTAAAAGTAACACCTAATTTCGCCTGTTTTGCACACATCTCCAAACGATAGAGGCTGATTTCCATTTTAGTTTTCTTTATTAGTAACATCTGAGCATCTATATTTACTTGAGTAGCTTTGTGGCAAAGGTCTGGTGACTTTCCCAACGGTATGTTTAGTTGAGCCGAGATACCATAATTTAAATTAAAATTATCTTTTTCAAATCTAGGTATTTCTGAATAGTATTTAATCTCACCAGTATCTTCGTCATAGATGGGTGTTCTCGTAACGTATTCTTTGGGTCGTGCGAAAGACCAACTATCGGTTACATAAGGTGTAATTGTAAGGCTAGGCGAAGCACACACTATGCCCTGACTCATTCTGTAAGATGGCATAGCTGATGGAGTTATCATCGTTGCATTATTATTTACAACACCTTGAGCATTTGAAGAAGGAGAAGCTACTGTAGTGTTAGCCAAAACCCTTGCAGGGCAAAGGATTATAGCTATTGTCCAAATGTAGTTGTAGTTTCTGTTGTGGTGCTTGTAGTTATTTGACGAGTTATGGAAGTTACTGTGTCTAATCCTGGAGTAATTAGCGTTTCTTGTAGAGAGAAGGCTGCTCCATCGTTTGATATTGACCAGCGAGGTATAGCTTCTAAGTTTGGTGAAGTCCAATTAAAATTTACTCCTCCAACTGTTTGTTCATTCGTAGTCGTAGGAGTAGGGTTGATATATCCTGTTTCAGATTCGATATTGTGTCCTGATGCTGAGTATGAGTATCCTGTGCGATATTGATGGCTCGTGATTGTTTCATTAATTATTGATTCAGATGTACTTGAAGTTGTGCTCGACCCTGTACGAAATTGTGGCACAATAGGCACAGCAAGGGTTCTTACTGGTAATACTAATAAAACTAGCAGCCAAAGTCTAGTCAATCGTAATAGTAACTTTAGTAGATCCAATACAGCTAGTACCACTGCCTCCAGCCGTGCAAGTATGAATCCCAGAACTTAAAGAAGTAAGTGCAAGGTTTCCTGCTGTACCACCCGAAGCTACAGTTGTCGTTCCACCTAATACTGGTAAAGCTGCGATACCACTAGAAGGAGTTACAGCAGATGGGGTGGCATCTCCCATTATTACGGATTCTGTTTTTGAGAAGGCCGAGCCCGATGTTGTCACCGAAGTGTCAGTTTGTATCATCGCTGGAACACCATTAGTCAAAGAGCCAACATTGATCCCACCAATCTTTCCTGATGTTGTGGTATCTCCTACAGTTACAGATGGGGTAATATTATTTCCGCTTAAAGAATATGTTGTTCCAACTTTTTGTGTAGTTACGAAGGGCATATCTACAGTGATCTGAGCAGATGTCACAAATTCTTGTTGGATGTCTGCTAGTACAGGACTAGATGCCAATAATAATAATGGAAGTAGCTTTTTCATTTTTTAGATTTAGGGTCGATAACTTCTGCTCCCTCGATTTTGATTGGAGTCACTACCCTTATAGTTTGAATCATACCTTCTTCCATGGCAACCTTATCGTCTTTCTTACTACTTTTTTTAGATCCCTCTAAACCGAATGTTGCGAGTGCTCCCGTCAGAAGCGAAGCAGGAAACGTGATGTCTTTGGGTTCTGAGCTATAACCTGGAATTGAAATGTAGTTAAGAGTTACTATAAAACCACTCCAAACAACAACACCTAATCTGACAAACAAACTTATAATTGCAAGTTGTTCTTCTTTATCATCTAAACCTTCCTTAAGTTTTTGGAAAGGATTCTTCTTCTTTTCTTCAGCCATAAAAGTTAAGATTCTTGTCTAATACTAGCAATTTAGCTATGTTTGGGAAGTAACACATATTTATTTCATGTATAAGATTCTAAAACCAATCTTACTTACGTTCTTAACTACAACTGCTGTTAAGAGATTAATAGTAGATTTACTTAAAACAATAGCTAAACAAACTACAAATACTTTGGATGACAGAGCAGTTGAACTTTTAGAAAAACAACTTTTCCCAATGAAATGAAAATTACTAAATTCCTCAACATTGATATCGAACCAGCACCTCCAGAATTGGAGTTAGAAGTTGAAATGCAATGTAGAGAAGTTTTAAAAGCTAATGATATTGATAATTTAAAAAGATATTGCACTCACCTTATAAGAAAAAAGTTTGACCAAGATATTTTTATGGCATCTTTGCTGAACAGACTTATAGAGTTGGAGGCAGAAAGAGTTGTTCAACATATGAGAAAAGAAAAGAAAAAGTCAACTAATCCAATCAAGAAGTTTTTTCGTATTCCTTAATCTCTTCATCAGTAAAATCTCTAATTAATAAATTATCAATTTTATCAATTTCATAATTAAATTTAAGAACAGCAGTTCTTATATGTTCTGTAACCCAACGACCCTGATCATAAATTACCTGTGCTTTGCCATTGTCTTTTATAAAAACATAATGATCCTGTCCCTTCATTTGTATTTCTAAAAAGTTTTTTTCTAAGTTTTTACGTCTTATTTCTTTAAGTTTGCGTAGTTTAAGAATTGATTTTCTAACTGGTTTCATTTGAAATAAAGATCATGAACACGTTGTAATGGAATTGCAGCTACAGCAGGCACAATACTGTTGCCTAATGCTCTAGTGCGGTCCACCCGATTGGATAACCCATAACTTCCTCTAGGAAGTATGGGCTTACTGACATATGATCGCCAGTTTGGGTCAAGACGTCTGGTATGTTT